GAATACGACAAAATAGAAGTCGTGGGTACATATAAACACGTTCAAGTTCGTCAAGCGACTGTTATCAAAAAAGATGGCACAGAAATGGCAAGAACTTATCATAGATATGTATTAGATGCTGGCACGTTAGATGCTTCTGATAATCTAGTTGATACTGACCTATCAGGACAACCAGCAGAAGTATCTGCAATATGTAATGTAGTATGGACTACTGATGTAAAAGCTGCATGGCAAGCTAAACTAATAGCAGATAAACCTGCTTCTTAATTATGTCAGAGATCAAGGTAAATTCAATCAAAGGGGTAGGAGCTAGTGCTGCTGCTATTACTGTCAACAATACTGATGGAACGTGTACTGCCAATATTACTAATAACCTAAGTAATCGTAATTTAATAATCAACGGAGCTATGCAAGTGGCTCAACGTGGTACATCAAATACGGCAGGGGGAGATGGTTATTTTACTGTCGATAGAATGTATTATTACAATGCTGGAATAGATAATGATGTAACTAAAGCACAAGCTGATATTGCAAGTGGCACTACACCTTACAGTTTAGGCTTTAGAAAATCCTTTAAACTTACAAATGGTAATCAATCAGGTGGTGCTGCTTCTGGCGATGAAATTTTGATAAGACAAAATATAGAAGCACAAGACATAGCAAATAGTGGCTGGAACTATACATCATCTTCAAGTTTTATAACTCTGCAATATTGGATTAAATCTAGTGTTTCTCAAAATTTTTATGTAAATTTAATGTCTATTGACGGCACACAACAAAATTATGTAACCGAAACTGGAACATTAACTGCTGATACTTGGACTAAAGTTACAAAAACAATTCCTGGAAATTCTAATTTGCAGTTTGACAATAATAATCAAAAAGGTATGTTCATACAATGGAATGTATTTAGGGGAACTTCAGCTACAGGAACAAGACCATTAAATGCTTGGGCTGCTTACTCTGGTTCTTCAAGGGTTCCTGATATGACTTCAACATGGTACACAACAAATGATGCGACATTTGAAATTACAGGAGTTCAATTAGAAGTCGGCAGCGTGGCAACAGATTTTGAACATAGGTCATTCGGTCAGGAGCTTCTTTTATGTCAGAGATACTACTATCAAAATACTGCTCATTTATATTTATGTCATTATGGTAGTAACTCTATAAATAATATGTTTCATCCTGTTCAAATGAGAACAACACCGACAGTTTCAGAAACTACAACTTCTGGTAACTTAACAAGCATTTCTCAAATTACAAATTTAAGTTGCTATTATTACAAAGCTAGTTCTGCCGGTGCTGCCGGTACAGGTATCAAAGCGGAGGCAGAATTATAATGGCATATCCAACTAATCCAATCTACAAACTTGTAAAAAATCCCTTTTCAGATAAAGAAGAAAGTGTAAAAATTGTTGACGCAGATTCTAATACTAAATTTGTTCCATTTGACGAAGCAAACACCGATTACCAAGAGTATCTTGAGTGGGTAGCAGAGGGAAACACAGCCGAAGCTGCTGATTAATTAACCTTATCTTGCATTTGCCTTGTCATTATCCCCATAGTGACGTAGAGGGGGGATAGGGCTACAATAAGCAGTAATACAAGCACACTTGAAAAAGATAGTGCTTTCAATATTGCAAATTTAATCATGTTTCAAAAAATTGCTAATATTCTTAGCATCGTTTCATTTGTAATGGTAGCTTCCATGAGTGGTGGAGCATACCTTGGCTACAAATATGTAACATCTGAAAATTTCAAATCTCAAGTTATGAATGAGATTCTTGGAAATGTTCAAGGCATGATGCCAAAAATATTAGAAAAAGGATTACCTGATGTAACAGGAGAATCTTTACCAATACCAAAAGGACTCGGAATTTGAACTGTTGGCATTGTAAAACTGAACTAATCTGGGGTGGAGATCACGATATGGATGGAGAAGATTATCCATTAATGTCTGGGGAATATAGCATGGTAACTAATCTTTCCTGTCCTAAATGCAATTCTTTTGTAGAAGTTTATTTGCCAAGAGATGCCTACGATTGATATACCTGATATAAGTATTCCAGATATTTATATTCCAAACGTACCAGAACCTTATAATCCTCATTATTTACAGATAGCCAAACCGCCAGATATTGATGTTCCTGGTTGTACTTATCAACATCGTGATATAAAAAATACTGGTAATCGTAATTTATTATTAGAAGATCCAAATGGTGTATTTACAACATGTGATTTCCCTTTCCCTAGCTTTATACCACTTGATTATACTCCTGAGAATTTAGTAATTACAGAAGAAGCACCTATCAATAATGAACCACCGCCCTTACCAGAAACAGAACAGCCAAAGATACCTGATTTACCACCAGATTCTCCACCAGATTTCCCTCCCTGTCCTGACAAAAATGACCAACGAGTTGGAGATTTTCGTAACGATAAAAAATTAGAACGTGTTATCGGGCATGAAAGAGGGCAAGATGGAAGTGAGTGTATAACTCTGTATGAAGCAGTTGAGTGGAAAGAACAATACATTCCGTCTGCTCCTCAGTTTGTTGGGGTCTTTAGCCTTGCTTTGGTTGGTGCTTCTGCACCATTGGTACTTCAGCTTGTCCGCCCTTTAGTAAAGCAAGTTGTTACTAAGCTAACTAAAAAGCGAAAGTAGCATTGTTACGGATTGAAAACATACTCAAAGGTATATACCTCTCATGCTATAGTAAGTAAGCAATAAACAATTTAGCTCGTATGAGACACAAATTTCAAAACAGAACCGAAAACATTCTTGAAAAAGATGACAGAGTGTATTTTCATTTCGATCAATTTGACAGAGAAATTTCTGTAGATTTTCATTCCAGAAATGATGTATCAAGTTATTCAATGCCTCTTGATAAATTCATTAGCTCATTACAAACATCTATTGAAGATTTTGATACAACTGAGTTAGAAGTGATGAAAATGACTGCTGCTGTTTTATTTACAAAAATAAGACAGATAGAAAAAGCTAAAGCTGAAGCAGAACTTAAAGAAACTGAAGAAAAGGTAACTCAAACAGTATGACTTCACAAATAGAAAATGCCCTCTCAACTTTATATGAGGGCATAGACTATTCTCTAGAATTTATTACTCCAGAAAAAGCACAATTTTATCTGGAGAAAAATTTTGAGAATAACCGCAAGATTAGTAGAAATAATCTTGAAGAACTAAAAAGAGAAATGAGAAATAGTCGTTTCATCTTATCTGATTCTGCCATTTGTTTTGATAAAGATGGCACTCTGGTCAATGGTCAACATAGATTACTTGCTGTTGTACAAACAGGAATGGTGCAACCATTTCTTGTTGTCAAAAATATGCCTAGCAAATCCAAACAAATAATGGATGTTGGTAAGTCTAGGTGTATGTCTGATCGTATTACTGTTAGTGGTGTCAGGATCAGCAGAAGAGATTGTGCGACTATAAGACACGCTATGGCTACTTTAAATAGCACAACTGGTACTGAGCAGTATTCAAGACCATGCCATGATGCCATAGTTGCAGAAACTTATTTAAAACATAATCAGTTTCTTTATCTTATGGGTAAAGTCTGTCCTACAAATACAACTAGGGTCAGATCATTTTTTCTTGGAGCAGGATTAAAAATTTATGCTGAAATGACTTACAACACTCAAAATCCAAGACATAAAAAATACAACCATACAATGAATCCTAAAGAAAGAGCATTGCATTGGTTGAATATTGTCACTACAGGTATGGCAAGTCCTATTGATGGTGTTGATAGAGATATTAAACCATGTGATAGAGCAGCACAGATTATTTTTACCAAGTCCTGTGATAGCAGTATTAAAAGATCATACTGGAATAGTGCTGAAGCCTTTGCTCTTACTGTTAGAGCAGCCCATAATTTTATGATTGGTTTAGATACTCAGTATCTTAAAGTTCCTAAAGATGATCCTTTCAGAGATTTCATAGAGTTACCTTCCACCAATAAAATACTGACCATGACATCAAATTGACGTTACAATGTTTTTAATTACTTTTAACCAATGAATGAGAATCTACAGCGATTATCAATTCAAATAACAAAACATCAGTATAACTTGTTGAAATATCATACTAAACCAGGTGTTTCAATCTCTTCTCTTGTAAGAAATGCTCTTGATGATTATTTTGCTGATGCTGAAGAAGCTCTCAGAGAAAAATACTTTGAAGCAGCAGAATATGAAGAGTACGAAAAGTATATGCTTGAACAAAAAGAAGAACCAGTAATGGCTGATGCAAGTTGTTTTCTTTGATTTACTGCTATACTAAATGTGATTCATCCAAGAATCCCATTGCAACACAAGAAATAGGTAAGATGTTTGGAAGGGTCTTACCTATTTTTTTATGCTTTGTTGTAAAATATATTTACCTTATTCAACATGGCGAAGGATAGGGTGTCTAGGTAGGCAAGTTAATACCCGTGCTTGTCTACTGCAAATTTGATGTATAATAGATATTAGTAGAAGGATTTGTTCCCCTTGAGAGGTTCTAGGCTCTCTCTTAATGCCCACAGCAAACACTCAATAGGCAAGGCCGTTTCATTTTCTTTTACTCCTTTAATTTATGAGTATGTGGAATAACTTGATTTGGTGGAACTGTTACTACAATATCTTCACAGGTAACAGCACTAGGAGTATTAGGTTTGAAAGTAACACCTAACTTTGCCTGTTTTGCACACATCTCTAAACGATATAAACTAATCTCCATTTTAGTTTTCTTGATTAATAATCTTTGAGCTTCTATATTTACCTGAGTTGCTTCATGACATAAAGCTGGTGCTTTTCCTAATGGAATATTGAACTGAGCAGAGATACCATAGTTCAAATTGTAATTATCTTTCTCAAATCTAGGAGTCTCTTGAACATATTTTATCTCTCCAGTATTTTCGTCATATATGTTTTGCCTAGTGACCTGTTCTATTGGTCTGTTAAATGACCAAGCATCTGTTACATAGGGAGTAATTGTTAGGCTAGGAGATGCACAGACAATACCTTGACTCATACGAAAAGATGGCATAGCTGACGGGGTTATCATGGTGGCATTATTATTAACTACCCCTTGTGCATTTGACGATGGCGATGCGACTGTCGTATTGGCAAAAGCCTTTGTAGGACAGAGAAGTAAAGCTATTGACCAAAGGTAGTTGTAGTTTCTGTTGTAGTTGTTGAATTTATTGTTCTTGTTATTGTGGTTACTGTGTCTAATCCTGGAGTGATTAGTGTTTCTTGAAGAGAGAAGGCTGCTCCACCATTTGTTATTTTCCATCTTGGTACAGCATCTAAGTTTGGCGAAGTCCAACTAAAATTTACCCCTCCAACTGTTTGTTCTGTAAGAGTGGTAGCTGTAGGGTTGATATATCCATTGAGGTCTGAGGATTCAATATTATGCCCTGACGCAGAATATGAATATCCTGTCCGATATTGATGGCTTGTAATAGTTTCATTAATTACCGATTCAGAAGTGCTTGAAGTCTGAGATGTACCCGAACGAAATTGAGGCACAACAGGAACTGCTAATGTCCTATATGGTAATGCTAATAAAACTAACAGCCAAAGTCTAGTCAATCGTAATAGTAACTTTAGTAGATCCTATACAAGATGTACCCGACCCACCTGCGGTACAGGTGTGGACTCCAGAACTCAATGACGTTAAAGCAAGAGATCCAGCAGTACCGCCTGATCCAACAGTAGTTTGTCCACTTAATACTGGTAATGCTGCTATACCACTGGAAGGGGTGACAGTAGATGGTGTAGCATCACCCATAATTACCGATTCTGTTTTGCTAAACGCTGAACCTGCACTTGTAACCGAGGTATCAGTTTGAATCATTGCTGGAACTCCGTTAGTTAATGAGCCAACATTGATCCCACCAATCTTTCCTGATGTTGTAGTGTCTCCTACAGTTACAGATGGTGTAATATTATTTCCGCTTAGTGAATATGTTGTCCCGACCTTGTTAGTAACTACATAAGGCATATCAACTGTTATCTGAGCAGAGGTAACAAACTCTTGTTTTATATCAGCAAAGGCAGCCGTTGGTAAGAATAGAAGTAAAGCAAACAGTTTTTTCATTTGATACCTACTTTGTTTTTACTATTATCTACTATTTTAGGGTTATTACTGTTATTTTGACCACTTTTCTTGTTCCCCACGGAAATCCCGTACGAACCTAGTACCCCACTTACGAGTCCAGCCGTGAACGCTCCATCAATCCTTACCTTGCCCATGTATCCAAGAGTCATCATTGATAAACTCCAAGTCAAAATCAAAAATCTGATTGCGTGACCAAAGAGTTCACCCCATTCGATGCCTTCTTTTTCTTCTTTATCTTCAGCCATAAAAGTTAAGATTCTTGTCTAATACTAGCATCTTAGCTATGTTTGGAAAGTAACACATATTTATTCCATGTATAAGATTCTAAAACCAATTTTGATGACCTTTTTGACAACAACTGCTGTTAAGAGATTGGTCGTAGATTTATTAAAATCAATCGCAAAACAAACTACAAATACACTTGATGATAAAGCAGTTGAAATTTTAGAACAACAACTTTTTCCTACATCATGAAAATTACTAAATTTCTCAACATTGACATAGAACCAGCACCTTTAGAAATGAAGTTAGATGTTGAAATGCGTTGTAGAGAAATAATGGCAAGTAATGAAATTAATGATATTAAAAAATATTGTACTCATCTTGTAAGGCATAAATTAGAACAAGATGTATTTTTAGCTTCTATGTTAAATAGATTGATTGAATTAGAAGCTGCTGCTGTTGTAAAAGAAATTAGAAAAGAAAAGAAAACTAATCCTGTAAAGAAATTTTTTCATATTCCTTAATTTCTTCGTCAGTAAAATCTCTGATAAATAATTTATCAATCTTGTCAATTTCATAATTAAATTTAAGGATTGCAGTTCTTATATGTTCTGTAACCCAACGACCCTCTTGATAAACTACTTGAGCTTTCCCGTTATCTTTTATAAAAACATAGTGATCCATTCCTTTCATTTGAATTTCTAAAAAATTCTTTTCTAAGTTTTTACGTCTGATTTGTTTTAATTTGCGTAATTTTTTAATAGAAGGATTTGGACTTTTACTCATTTTTGATAACCAGAAGGAGGTGGTGTAAGCCAGTAGCGTACACCATTTTTTATTTTAAAATGAATATTTAGGTTAGGATCTCTAATCAAATATTCATCTTTTCTTTTAGAAAGGTAGTTCATCTGTTGTTGGTACATCTTCTATTTTTTGTGGATTAATGTTACCAAATAATCCGTACTGTCCATCCAAGCCTTTAGCGTTGACGTATATACATTGAGTTTTAACTTTCTCTTTCTTTTTAAAGTCATAGACCTCGCCCTGTTTTTGTTTGGTGTAACTTAGTGCTTTTAAATGATCTATGAATTGGTCAAGAGATGCAACTGGTATTGTGAGAGTCAACACTTTTGCTTCATCATCGTCATTAAATCTATCTTCTCCTATTGACCATTTGATAGGTAGAGAGAGTGCTGGATTAAAGTCAGCCATAATTAAAAAAGTCTTTTAGTAAATTGTTTAGAAATGAATTTATAGAGAGATTGTTCGACTTACAATGCTCTCTGATTAAAGAAGCAAGATCATCATTGGTACGCACCCCAAATACGTTTCTGTTCCAATCTTTACGCTGATCTGCCCGTCTTTGTTCAAGTTGTCTCATAATCTCTTGACCAGAGAACTCAGCTTCTTCTGATGTCATTAGTTATCAGCTATCTTTGATATAGCATGACTTAGAAACTCACCATGTCGAGCTTCTGTAATGAATCCTGTAAGTTTTGGAACTTTAAACTCCTTGATAAAAGAAGCTGCAATTTCTTTTGCTTTATCAGGATTGGTTTTCATTAATTCCTTAAGCTGATCTGTGATAAGAGTTCTAGCTTCAGTAGTGATTGGGGGATTTGATTCGGCTTGCTTTGATACAGGCTCAAGTTTCTGCTTGGCTTTTGTAGGTGTCCTATCAGTACCTTTCTGTTTTTCTGGTGCAGGTGTTAATGAATTAGCATCATCGTCATCATCAGAACCTATGCCATAAATAGCTGATAGTGCATATTTTTTAAGGTAAGTTCTTCTGATACCATCTTCCTGGCTAGTGTTTTTACCAATAGGAAGTGGTGGTAATCTATCAATACTTTCAAGTTTTTCATCACCAAAATACAAAGTTGTTATTAATAAATCAATAACTTCTCCTTGTTCAGTAATGATGTATTTACCAGTTTGAGTATGAGAGATACCAAGTTCATGTGCATATTGCACAATTTGTAAAACATCTTCTAACTTTGAATACTCTCTAGGATTTGGAAATTTAGTAAAGCCACTTTTAGGAGCAGCTTTAACTTTCATTTGAAATAACCTGAGAGCATCTGTTAGAGATTTAGGCTTTTCTGTGGTCATTAGTTTATTGTACTAAACTATTAAATTATATACCTTATATAATGTTTACTGCAAGTTTATTGCAATGCTGCCTGTAACAAAGTGTTGAATTGTTCTGGTGTCAACACCATTCGCCATTGTCCTCCTCTGAACCTGACCATACTTGCAACAAAGTCCACTCCTGCATTTTCTCTTTGTACTTCCACTTCTCTAGGCTTAACAAGACAGGCTTGAGATTTATCTTTCCAATCCGCTACCTGTATCACGCAGTTTGGTACTCCATGAATATCTCCAACATCTCCAGGAATACCTGCTGATAAATTACGTTGACAATCAAAACCAGTAACCTCTGTTAAAAGTTCTGCTGCTTCTCTTTCAGCTTTATCTCCTTTACGCTTTTTTGGATTAGTCATCCTTGTAAATCTGCTATACGTTTATCTAACTCTTGAATCCTAATATTATATTGCTGATCTGTTATTTCTTGCCTAAACCAGCTATCTCCTAGAGCAGCCACTTCATTCTGTAATCTTGTGATTAAATATTTTTTTCTTCTATCAAGTTCTCTGTAAAAACATTTCATCTTTTTTTGCCCCATTTTCTCATAACTTTATTTTTAAGTTGTTCTTTCTTTTGTCTTGTAATTGTTAAAAAACAATCATCAAGTTCATCTATTAGGCCATCAAACTCAGCCTGATTTGACATTTCTAGTGATCTCTGGAAGTTAACAATGGAAGCTCTTAATAGTTTTAAGTCTCTACCTGAGACATCAAGAATGTATCTCATCTTTTAGTCCATTCATCAATAAGTTTTCTTAACTCAGCTATACGTTTCTGAGCAGCTTCTATTCTTTGTTCCTTTGTCATTGCTTTAACTCTTCCATGAGATCAGTAATCTGTTCTTTGGTATAACCAAACTGGTCTATAAGTTTGTTATAGGCAAAGTACCTGTTCTTTCCATTTTTTGAAAACAAACCGCTTACACATTCACTTTCAAAACTTTTAACAATCCATTTAGCTTTGATATTTAATTTTTTACAAAATTCATCATCTTTTCTCGGTATCCAAAATTCATATGTTGTTTCAGAGTAAGGGTCATAAAAGACCTGACCTTCATATGGATCACTTGGAAATTGTGGCATTAAAATAACTCCTGTTTTGATTCAAACTTTGTCCATGCTTCCTGCCATGCAGCTTCGCATCTTTCAGTAGGTTGGTCATTATTTAGAATACACCGACCTTCATAAGCCCAGATCGTATTACATACATCTGGTACTAATCCATAGTTTAATTTCAACATTTCAATGTAACAACCAAGTTGCTTATCAGTTGAATAAGGTTCTTTCCAATACATATCAACATCTTCAAGATGAATCATGCCATCTTTACCACGTTTCCTGATGTCATATTTAGAGTTACCTTTGGTTTTTAAATCAATCAACCTGATCTTGTCAGCCTTTGAATCATATCCAAGTAAATCAAGCTGACCTCCAACTGATTTATCTGGTATAGACATCATAAGTTCAACAGCCATTGGCTCAAAATGCGTGAACAATTCATGGTCTAACAATGGTGTAACCCATGCTTCGTAATCTTTGGGATCTATCTCTCCACTACCAAGCATTTTTTCCTGGAGACATTCATGTACTGTTTCTCCTCTGGGCTGCCATATATATCTATAGGCTTCAATATTTTCTTTGGCTTCTTCTGTCAGTTCATTACAAACTTCTGTTGTAGAAAAAGCAAGCCATCTTTCTAAAGTTTCATCATAATATTTATGACGTTCTTGATCTCTGAAGATAGCGAGTGGTTTAAGCAATTCAATTGTTTTCATTGTTCTTAGTATGTGTGATGAGGTAATGGTTTTTGTATTTGTAACACTTCAGAAATATCTGCTGGTGGAGCCATAAATTTTGTTTTCTTAACATCGTTCAAGTACATATTGAATAATCTAATAAAACAATTCAGTAAGAATCTTTGCGTATTAGATCCTCTGTTTCTAAATGCTTTTTGCATTAGTTGGTTTCTGAAAGACAGCATTGGATTATCAATATCTAAATTTGATCCTTCATAAAACTTATTTAGGAACTCTTCAATTTCACGCTGTGAATAATCTTTTTCAAGAGCTAATTTGTAAAAAACAATAGCCACACTTTTATTGAAGAAATGAAATTTACAATGATGTGAATTTATCCTTGTAGAAATCTCATCCCAAAGTTCTCTATCATCGTTATATGTCTCTAAAATCTCAAAGTGAGATGGTTTTGTCACACCATTTGCTGACCAGCTACCAGATGGATATTTTTTATAAAATATATAGTTTTTGATAGCAGCAGCGATTGTTTTAGAACTGTTACCACAACCAGAGATATGCAAGACATCAGATGCCATTCTTGCTGTACCAGTATCTACAACATTGAATATTTCTGGGTGCATATTTCTAGCAACCATAATCTTCAATGCTTGACCAGTTTTTACTATCGCTAATAATCTATGCTGACCATCAAGTAAATTTCCTTCACTATCAAAAGCAATACCTTGATTTGTTACTTGCCATTCATCATTATCAATAGCTTTTACAAGTCTGTTTAGATTGGTCTGTTTTATAGTTCTATTATTATTATTTCTCTGATCCAGAATCTCTTGTGCATATTCTGGAGTAATCTCCTCTACATTGAAAGAGGGTTGGAAGGTTTCATAGTTCATTGTTTTTTAATTTGTAGTTGGAAAGTCTTTAGGATCAATAATTTCTATTTTCTCCTGTTGTTTAGGGGGTTCTTTTACCCTAGCAAGATTTTTGTATTTGACACCTTGATAACCTTGAGGAAATGCAGGGTTGCCTTTGCAGTTGTTTATTACTTCTGTCCAACCTGGGGGTGGCTTATCAAGATTTTTTAAATTCCAGTAGCCTTTTTTAATACCACCTTTGAGAGTTTTTATCAGAGATTCTTGGTCAAATAATTGTTCCATCAAAGATCTCCCATGAAATCTTCGGCTTTTTTATTCAATTCAGCAAGTGTTGGTGGTAACTGATTTTCACTGGCTTTGAAATATTTAGGCTTTGGCACATTTTGAGCTTCCTGTTCAAACTTAGACTTCTTGATTGGAAATAAATCCTTCCAGCCACCTGCTATAGCGTTCTCAAGAGCTTGTTTTCTATCTTGTGTAGGAAATGACCTTAACTTGGTAAAGATGCGATTAGCAACGCTTGTAGAGCAAGTTCCCTTATTTTTATATCTGATACTCCACCATTCAACTAAAAGATCAGCATAATCTTTCAAATCATCAGGTATTAAATTTGCTGTTATTTCTGGAGAACTGAAAACATCTGTAGATAAGATAGGAGCATTTTTTCTCCTGGACTTGGTTTTCATGTCCTTTCTAATCAAGATCCTAAGATAAGCTGACCTTGAAGTTTCTTCATCTCTGTTCTGATCGAGCCATTCAATAAGGTCTGGATCAAGAAACATGGTAATTTTGGTTTTTGCCATTCATACTGACTAACTATTATTTATTATTAGAGCATGACATCATATGTGTCAAGAGGTTGTTTCTAATGCTATATAATTAAATTATTGAAAAATCCATTCATTATATTAATATAAGTATATATAATATAATTATCTATATATAACTACTTATATACTCTATATAAAAGTATATATAATATAAAAGTATATATAATATAATTATATTCTTTTTCTTTTGTTTCTTTTCTTTTTCTTTTTTTGCCATTCATAATCTAAAGTT